AGTGGCGGGGCCCCCGGCCCGGCCCCCCCCCGGGGAGCCGCGCACGAGCCGAAGCAATCAAAATCATAAACGAAAGATACGGCAACTACCTTCCGAATCTGCTCACCGAAAAAAGCACAAACGAGGAAATCGCCCTCGCCCTACAGTCGGCAAATACCGAATTGGAAAAGAATATCAGGCTCAAATTCCGGCAGCAGGAAGCGGAACGCATCGCCAACGATGAGATGACAGCCACGAAAAAGGCGATCGACGAAATCACGAACAAATATAAAAAATGGGGAGACGAATCGTCGATCACCGCCGATAAACAGAGGTTAATCGCCGCCGCAGTCGTCGATTTCACAGGCAAGATAAAAACGGCCGGAAGAGATTCTGCAAAACAAAGTCAAGCAGTTTCCGATCTCAATATAGCATTGCGGAATTTGGGATTGAACCTAACCGGATCGGCATGGAATCCTGCAGGCCGAAATATCGCCTTACAAGAAATCACCACAGAATTACGCAATACCGTGACCGAAGGCCAGCAGGCTCTCTCGATGCTGGACACTCTCTACGGTAAGTTCGCCACCCCTCTCAATCTGAACACCACCACGACCACAAATACAACACCCACCGCCCCGGACGATCCGGGCAAGTGGTCGCTCGAAAAAGACAAAGAGTTCCTGACTGCGAAGCTGAGGCTCAAGGAGAAATATCAGAACGGAGAAATCGTATCCGCGTCCCAATTCAACGAGGAGCTGCTGAAACTGGAAATCGCAGCGCTGGAGAAGCGCCTTGCGAAAAATGTCGATGACGGTGAAGCGCGGCTCAAAATCCAGAACCAACTCGCCGACAAACGACTTGAACAGAAGAAGGCGGCCGCAGCCAAAGAAGAGGAGATAAACAAACTTCTCCAGCAGTCGGAAACCGACAGGATCAAGCAGGAGAACGCCGACTACGAACAGAAGAAAAAGAAGTACGCAGGCAACGCCGCGGCACTGGAGGCTCTGGAGAAAGCACACCAGCGCAACATCACCAAAATTCGGCTCGACGAGATCGACGATCGGCTGAAACGAGAAACGGATCAGTATGAGCTGGAAAAAAAGCTCATGAAGACACGCCATCGGCAGGAATTATTCGAGTTTCAGGGAACGGCGGCAGAAAAAAAGCGCCTACGCCTACAACAGCAGGATGAAGAAACTCGACTTGACAAAGAACACTTCACGCAACTTGCGACACAATTAAAGTCGCTTTTGGATTCCGGCATTTTCGACGGAATTCAGATCGATTTATCATCATTGTCCGCCGGTGAAAAAACAAAATTACTCTCTCAACTTGCGGACGCCCAAGAAATAATTGGGAGCATGAGAGAGGAAGTTGCTGATCTGAAGTATTCCTTTGAGGGACAAGGTACCGATCTGCTCGGCATGTCGGAAAGCGACTGGAAATTATTTCTGGAAAATCTGAGTAATGGAAAATTCGGATTTGAGGAGATGATGATGACAATTAAAGCATGCATGGGAGCCTATGCCATGTATGATAAATTCCTGACGAATTCCGAGAATGCCCAACTCAAGAAAGATAAAAAGAATAACGACAAAAAGAAGAAGAACCTTCAGACCCGCCTGAATGCAGGTCGGATATCGCAGAAACAATATAATGCAGCCGTAGCGCGCGCAGATGAAGAATATGATGCGAAAGCCGAGGAACTCCAAATCAAGCAGGCAAAACGACAAAAGGCGATGAGCATTTCCGAGGCAATCATCAATACGGCACTCGGTGCGACAAAGGCTTTGGAATGGGGTTGGCCTCTTGGCCCTATTTTCGCGGCTCTCCTAATCGCACAAGGTATGGCATCGGTCGGATTAATTGCCTCGACCCCTATTTCAACCGGAGCCGAAGAGGGCGGTCAGGTCATCGAGCGGATGCAGGACGGCAAAAAATTCAACGCCCGTTATTCTCCGGATAAACGAGGCTTCATCTCATCGCCGACGGTGCTGGTATCGGAAAACGGGAAGGAGTATGTCGTTCCAGCGGCCGCAATGGATAACCCCTCGTTGATTCCCGTACTGAACACGATCGAAGCGGCCCGCCGACAGGGGACACTCGGCAGCTTCGATTTCAATGCCGTATACCGGCAAAATACACCGGTACCCGGATTCGTATCCGGTGGCCCAACAGGAGCTATCCCGTCATTCGACACAACAGACACGGGGCTTTCCTCTTTGGACGCAGGCACGGCCGGCAAATTCATCGCGGCCGTCGATCGCCTATGCGACATGCTGAAGAATCCGATCCTTGCCTATGTGACAATGCTGGGCGAAAACGGGATTGTTGCGAAAATGAAAGAGTACAACCGCACGCGGGAACGTGGGCAAATAGGAGGCAAAAAACGATGATACAATTCCGATCCGAGGGCATAATCCTCGATGTACAGCCTGATCAGGATGTGACATTTACGCTGGACAATCCGATCTTTGAAGATGACAGGGTACCAGTGGCCGTTTCCACGAATGTCGAATTTAAGCTGTCGCCGAAAAACTGCAAATTTTTCGGATTCACACCCGGCATCCGGCGGCGGCCGTCACGCAAGACTGCCGCCTGCGAGGCGTTATTCAATAGCATAGTCGCATTTCAGGGTGAACTGAAATATGACGACTACTCCGATAAGTCCTTACAATACTCATTCGTCGGGGCTGAATTCGACCACATCGTCACAGGAAAGCTGACCGACATCCCATTCTCCGGATTTGAGGACATCAAATTCTCGACGATGGTAGAAAACGCCCGTAAAGGACTATATGACGAGTTCGGCCTGCCCCAGATTATGCGCAAGGCAATGAGCGCCTCGATCGAGTATGTGACGTCGGGGCCGACGAAAGCAGAATGCTCAACGGTCGATAAATATGCGAACTGGCTTTACACCACCCGGCCTTATGTTGTCCCAGCAATCAAGGTACGCTATATCCTCGATAAAATCCTTCCGGAGTTAGAGCTGGGGGAACCGGAACTCGAAAAACTCCTCAATATGTTAGCGATCCTCGGACTTTACAAAAGTTCCGAATACGACAACCGATACGGGGTAAAAGATACATCGCCCGGTGCCCGGCCGGGGTTATATCCTACCCAATGTACGCTCGATCTTGCCGACTCGATGCCGGACATGGACTTGAGCGATTTTCTTATCAGTCTACTCAAAATACCTTGCTGCACGTTGTTTTTTTCCGGGAAAAAGTATTTCCTGATGAGTAACAAGTCGATTCTCGCAAGCAATAAATTTGTAGACTGGACGGCCAAAGTCAGCGACAATTATTCGCTCCCCGCCTATGAAAAGAAAGGCTATACCCTCGCATTCCGTAACGAGGATGACAACTACACCAAGTCCTACGAAGAGGATTTGGGGCAAGAGCCGACTGATGAGATTATCGAAAGCTATTCTCTGCAGGACATCATCAACAAATACAGAGTGTCTCCCGACTATAAAAATATCAGACTGGCCCAAACCGGGGATATCTATTCAGGTAAGAAAATCGACGCTCTGCTCTATTATTCAGGACGCGGTGCCGCATGGAACAAATATACGACACCAATAGCCACTCTGGATATCGTACATCAAGCCGGGTTTACGAAAATGGAACCGGCTGCCGACTCGGAAGATCAAAACTACGACTGTTCGATCGACTTCACATGTCCGAAATGCGTTCCTTTGGCCGTATACCCGTCAAAGCAAATACATGCTGACGGATCAATCGAAGAAGCAGTTGGACTGAACGCCATAACTCCTATTGTAGATTTTCCCACCGCAGGCGGCAATCGCCCGTCAGAAGTGTATATCGGCTTGCTGATCAAAAATAATTTTTCGGATAAAGGATATTATTTCGAAGGTGGCATTCCCGACCTTTCTGCTGGCAGCGAAGACCGAAGCGAGTACTCCCTTGCGATTGGAGGGGAAAATGGTTTGTACAACAGATTCCATAAACCCTACGCGGAGTGGCTGGCACGGGACAAAGAAATGCTTAAAGTCGATCTCAACCTGACCGCATCAGATATTGCAAACCTACGCCTCTGGGTCAAAGTGTTGGTCTTCAACGTGCGTTATTTGATAAAAACCCTTGAAATAACCGGCAATACCACTCACGACATCCTTCACTCGAATGCGGAGTTGGTCGAAGTGTAATGTCCTTTCAGTCCGCGCGTCATGTAGATATTTTTGTCCGAGAATAGAAGCCGAGCCAATGGTAGATACCTTCGAAATAATCAAGAAGCCCGAAGTTTGTCAGTTTTCTGAGAATTTGGGGAAAATGATCATCAGGAACAAAAATTCAAGCCTGACTTGTGTTTACATGACAGTAAGACTTGATGATGCAACTATATGCGACAAACTGACGCTTTATTACGATGCAGAGAGTTTGATAACGATCAACCTGCGGGACATCGTCCATACCCTGCTGGAATGTGAATTTCCACGACAAACCGGCGTTACCGACTTTACATATTTGTATATAACGCTGACCGACACGGCGACAACCAAAACATATCGTTTTCAGGTCATTGCCGGCGGGGTTGCAGCTCCTCGCAAAGTAGGGCTGGATTGGTGGGCCAGAAACTTTCTGACTTGGCAAGGGCAAATCGTCACCATGCCGGCATGGCAACCGCAATGGTTATCGGTGGTAAAACTCAATCGAGATCCGCAATTTCTGCGAATCAAGTCGCGCCTATATACAGCCGAAGGAATCGAGCGCACACAGGACATTTTCACAGCATCCGAAGAAGGCATCGTCCGGATCAACGTTTCGTTCGAGCTACTCTGGCGTAATATCTGCGTTTCGGAAGAACTGACGCCGATTGCATACGACATCTACGGATTGGGAGCGAACTCCGTCTCTGAACCCGATACGGCAGGTGCAAAGAACTACCCTTTCGCCCAGCGATATATTTTGCGGTCTGGCAACTTTCGAGACCGCTGTTTCTTATTCCAAAACTCGCTCGGCGGATTCGACACGATAATCGCATCCGGACTTTCGACATTACTTCCAGAAGGCGAGGTCGACACGTTCATCAATCAAGGCCGCGAAGTGGAATTAAGCAACGATTACACATCAATCTGGCAGCAAAACACAGGTTACATCAGTTCGAGCAGCATAGCCCGGCAATGGCAGGAGTTTCTGCACTCCAGCAATCGCTACCTATACGCAGACGGGGAGTGGAAACAAATAATCGTCACGGAGTACGAAGTCAAACACAAAGAGTCCACCTTGAACAGTTACACCTTCAAATACCATTTATCGGAAAAAGACGAAGGAAATTATTATGACCGGGCAGAACTTCCGGAACCTGAACTCCCGACCGATTTCTGGCAAATTCCATCGATACGGCGGGAATAAAGTTGTCCTTTCCGCAGCGACAGCAATCAAATATTTTTGCATAAAACAAGAACCATGACATCGTATAGACGCTGGAACATACTTACCGACCTTGCTTACATAGAAACATTCTATGAACGGCAAGGTGATGGTACCCTTGTAAAAGCGGCAATTCCGGACGCGGGAATCGATTTCACCATCGACTATTTTACAGACGGTACAACTCACTTCAAAGCGTCCCGCATTGACGGAGTTTACAAAGACTGCCGTCAGGTTGATGAATACTCGCTCGAAGTATTCATCCCGTTATCGCGCAGGTGCATGTGCAAAGGAGAACTTCGGCGGGAACTCACTTTGATAATACCGGATGACAATTTTTTAAATCAAATAAAAAGCATATGCTTCCCCGCCAAAACAGGGCTATTCCTTTGGTTTGGCCCATCAGACAATTTTAAGCAGACAGCCTACGGGGAGGCGGTAATTGCCACGATAATCAATGCCTCATACGACATTATCGACCTTACGAGTTCTGCATATCCGGCCACCTGTCTCAAGATTATGGAAAAGCTCGAAAAAGGTATTACGGCGAATATCTACATAAAAGAAAGGGCGGAACTCCCCCAACAATCCATTATTCAGGTTCAAAAAGTAGACGGAGGCTATCAGTTATTTACAGGAATATTCGAGACATCGGAGGAAGACGGAACAATCAAAATTTACCAAATCTACTATCTGGTAAATAGAACCGACGGCATCGTAACAAGGAAACGATACGATAGATTCCCCGCAGTGGCATCCGCGGGCGACTACATCAAAAAAACCGACCGCCTGATCCTCGGCGGATACAGCCCGGCCGACCTGAAGAGCAACAGTTAAATACACAATATCATGGCAGACAATCAAACTTTAGCGGTATTGCAGGAAATCCTGCTCAAATCCCGCATCAAATTCGTAACGGGCACCGAAGCCGAATGGACTGCGGCCAACCCTGTCCTGCTCGACGGCGAGTACGGACTTATCCGGGGCAGTTCGCCACTGAAATACAAGGTCGGCGACGGCACGAAGACATGGTCGGCGCTCGGCTGGGGCAATGTCACCTCTCTTGCCCAGCTCACGGCCGACGCAACGCATCGGCTCGTGACCGATACCGAAAAAACCAAGTGGAACGACAAGGCAGAAGTGTTTACTTTCAACTACAATGCTTATCTGCATCCACCGACCGAAGGACTAAACCCGCAGGGGCAGGTCGCAAAAAACATCGTCGCGGCGATCAATGCGAATAAAAAATGCGTTGTGGTCGCACAAAATGTCACCGTGCAGGAGATCGAAGATTCTGTGAGCGGATTCGTTTCCATCACCGAGGTTTCCGCATCGGCCGTTACCGGATTAATCGATACTATCCGCATGGCTTCGGACGACAGCGGCCGCACGGTATTCCTCGCTACTGCTTCCATCACGTTCAAGTCCGACGGCACCGTGACGACGGCGGCAGTCCCTTACACCGGGCGTATCGTCATGGAAGATGCCCTGCCCGAATACAGCACGGAGAAAGCTCCGACGGTTAGCGGGTTCGCCGCGACCTACTACCTCACGCGGAACGGCAGCCGTATCGGCGTGCCGATCAACATCCCGCTCGATCAGGTGCTGCGCGGATCATCCATCAAGACCGTGGTGACGGCCAATTCGCCTTACTCCGGGGCCAAAGTCGGCGACAAGTACATCGAGTTCCTCTTCCAGAACAACAACACCCCGCAGTACCTGCCCGTGCAGGATCTCGTCGATGTCTACACGGGCGACGACCAGTATATCCAAGTGACGGAGTCGAACGTAATCAAGCTCAACTACTCCGTGCTGTCGTTGAAACTGGCGGCCGACTTGAAGAAGTCATACGACAACTTTTACGACCCGAAGGGTGCCGGAGAGGCAGCGGCAAAAGCGGCCATCGACGAGTTCAAGGCGAGTACGTTCGTCATTCAGTGTACCATCCCCGGAATGAACTGACGCTATGGCAGCTACTGAAAAGATAACCGGGCGGGTTCAATTCCCGATGTTTACGGCGGGGCGCCCGGGCCGCACCCCACCCGGGGGGTTCCCAAGGGGAGGCGGGGG